CCAGGACTAACCTGCTTCCGCCAAGCCTGGCGTTCCTTCGTGCCGTTACCGTTGGTCTCGTTCGTGGTGGCTTCGGCCTGCTCGTGCTGTTGCTCTTTCTTTGCCATTGTGCAGTACTCCTTGCGTTGGCGTACGCTCTTCAACTGTCATTGCCGAGGGCACTCGCGCTGGGCGGCACCGCGTCCGGCGGTGCACGTGGCCTCAACTGTTCCTACTATACCACGTTCGGGCCTCGTTGTCAATACTGAATCTTCGTACAGTGTTGGCTCCGAAGTCCCGTGTGAGGCGCTTCGCCTCAACTGTTCCTACTATACCACACTCGGGGGCGTTTGTCAATACTGAATCTTCGTTCAGTGCCTGCCCCGATGGCCTCATTGCACGTATTGCTGGCGTTGTGTATATCCTGCTCATAGTCTCCGAGCTGTACTACCTGTACTACCCCCTTGAGGGGGAATACGCGGCCAGTCCCTCCTACGTGTGGCAGTTTTACATGCTAGCCAAATTTTTGATCCGTGATGCTCACACAATCTTGATCATCTGTTTGCCCACTTGACATGCCGATACCCCATGTGGTACACTAGGGGTACAGTCAGAGAGCAAGGGCCACTAAGCGGCCCAGGCTTTCACGTAAAGCGGCCCGTTGCTGCTTGAAACACCGGCGCAGGCTTTTACGCAGTTGGGTCCGCCGGTGGATAAACAACCCGGAACAATGCCGGATGTTCATAGGAGCACGATCTATGGTTTGGGCTTGGATCCAGTCTCAGTTGACAGAGTTGAGCGACGCCGGTGTATGGTTTTTCTGGGCACTGGCTACGTGGTTTGGTTTGGACAGCATATTTTGATGTTTGGGTTTTCCAGCAGCAAGCCGGCGCAGCTTTCCCCCTGTAGTGCGGTTTGCATACTCCTTCCTCCTGCTGGACAGACGAGGGCCAGGGGAATCGGCACTTTATGTCGATACCCTGGCCCTTAGGCTGTAAGAGTGACTATGAAGATCAATCTTGATGATAGCCTGAAGCAGGCACAAAACATTGAGCAGCCTAACTGGGACACCGGCTCTGTTAGCCCGCGAGGCGCTTATAGTCGATCTGACCGGCGCTATGAAGTTCAAGAGATCCAGGAGCGCCACAGAGAGATGATCCGGCTCTCTGTTATGGGGTGTAACAACAAAGAGATTGCCCACCAGCTGGGAGTTTCTCCACAGAATGTTTCGGATGTTCTCAATAGTCGCCTGGTCAAGTTGCACATGCAGAAGCTCCAGGCCGTAAGAGACGCGGCGGTGGCCGAGGCTCAGATCGACCTGGCTGATATGCTTCCGCAGGCGGTTGATCACTATCGAGATGTACTGGAAGGCCGGGTAGATCCACAGGATAAGACTAGGGTTGCAGGGGAGGTGCTAGATCGAGCGGGCGTGGTCAAGACTGCTAAGATTGAAGCAATGCACACCACGCTAGACCTTACAGAGCTCCAAAAGATCAAAGAGCGCAGTTTAGCTGCGGCCCGAGAGCGGGGCCTGGTGGTGGATGTGGAGGTGTCTGATGGCGTCGATTGATAGATGGCTCAGATACTTCAAAGGGCCTTTGATAGATGATCCGGTTCGTCGAATTGTGCAAACCACAACCTGGCCGCCCGAGACTTTCAGGCTTCGAATGTCTGATGGGCGGCCTTTTTCTTTGTCCCAATATACAGGTGATGGTTTGGCAGATATCAACTTTAAGATCTTCATGCAAAAAGGAGATGGCACTGGGGCAAAAGAGTCCGCCGGCGGTGTTACTGTAGAACCTGGAAGAGACGATACTATCCGCTGGAAGCCCGCAACAGGAGACTTTTCTGATACAGGTGTTTGGCATGTACAGATAGACCTAGAATCTGATACACCTCCAGCTCGTCAGATAAGGTTTCCGGCGGTGATTTATCATGTTGAAGAATCAATTACACCTGCTTAAGGAGGTGCCTGCTGCTAATGACAGATATTCTGCCGAGTATCGCAGAACATGGGGTGATAGCAGGCATGCTTATGCTGTTTGTTTGGTGGGCATGGACTCGTGAGAAGGAACAGACCAAGCGACATGATGCTCTGCAAACAGAAATCAGGCAAAATTTAGTGGCGCAGGTGGAGCGATCAACAGCGGCAATTAATCAGTCTACCGAGGTGTTACAACAGTCTACAGCGGTGCTCAATAAGGTTGTAGATATAGTGAGTAGGATCGATCAAGAGGTGCGCAGATGAGCAGGACCTATAGGCTTGACGAGATTCAGGATTTCTTGAATGCTGTTATTGGTATGGTCAACGGCCTGATTCAAGACATAGGCAACCTGGAGTCTCATGCAAGGGTGCTAGAAGAGACTAGGACGCAGCCGGATATACAAAATAGCGCTGTGATGCCTAGGATGCGGGCGATCATAGACAAAATCGATAACATTAGCAATGCGATTGCTCTGGAGCCATGGCACTACGCTATAAGATTTTGGCAAACACCACTGGTCAAAACGGATGTTATGGGTGTGTGGGAGTTAGATGAATCTGAGGATCGTCCAAAGATAGGCAGGACAGGCTCGGACAGGCCACCTCCGTTTCTGGCAAGTTACATAAACGCTACTCCGCAGTTTGATGGCAATGGAGATCTAGAAGACACACTGGGCAGTCCTGGCACTGCCCCTTTATTTTGGCCTGGAGACTTCATTGAGATTCAGGGTACAGGCACAAAACTGGATAGCGGGATAGGCCCGGGCCAGCGATTCTACACGGTGCATGCGGTGGATCTTAACGGAGAGTATATATTGATCAGTGAGGTTCCAGACGCGCCATTGGTTGATATGATTGAAGTTCGTAGCATGACACTGCGATTGCATGGGCGTGATTTTGGGCCAGATGGTGTACGTGAGGACGCGTACTGATGGATGCTGAACGGGCAGAAATCCTGGACCTTTGTTACAGGGACCACGGTGTGTTCTGCAAAACGTTTCTGCCTGAAAAGTTCAGCACGACTTTCTGCTCTCTGCATACGCCGATCTTGGATAAGATCAACAGGAAGGTTCCAAAGCTGCTAGTCTTGGCTCCTCGTGGAATAGGAAAGACTAGCATAGCACAGAGCGTAGCACTTAAAGCTGTGCTGTATAGAGAGGTTAACTTTGTTGTATACGTAAGCTCTAGTGCTACTATTGCAGAGATGCAAACAGAAAATATGCGCTACGATCTTATGCAAAGCAAAGAGATCAAGGCGTTTTTTGGTGATATTAAGGTTTCTGATAAGGACATAGGAATTGATGAAGCGTTCAGTAAGAAATCCTGGGTGGCTTACGGCAACACGTTGATACTTCCACGGGGCAGTGGGCAGCAGATCCGTGGTTTGAACTGGAGAGGGCACCGGCCCGGGCTTGTAATAATTGATGACTTGGAAGACGTGGATGAGATCCACAACGAGTTGAATCGACGTAAGACCCTTCAATGGATGCTAAGCGATGTGACCTATTCTATCTCCAGGTTGAACAAAAGCAATATGATTTTCTATATTGATACGCTTAAGCATGAAGACGCTGTTCCCAGGCATATCGAGAAGCATAAAGAGTGGACAACGCTTAAGCTTGCGCTGTGTGATGACAAGATGCGAAGCCTGGCTCCAGAGTTCTATAGCGACCAGGAGATTCAGGTCATGCTAGAGGATCATCGGGCAACAGGCACATTAGATGTGTTCTATAGGGAGCTTCTTAACGAGCCTACTGCCCCGGAAACCGCGTCATTTCGTAGTAGCTTTTTCAGGTATTTTTCCTATGCGGATTTGCCGGAGGAGGTACGCAACAGGCTGGAGATTGTAATAGTAGCCGATCCGGCCAAGAGCGTCACACCGCAGAGCGATTATAGCGCAATTATTGCGGCAGGGCTGGACATAAAAACAGGCATTATTTATATTCTAGAGGTGCTTAATGAGAGGTTGTATCCTGATGCGTTTTACGAAGAGCTGTTTGCTATGGGCCTACGCCATAAAGCTAGAGTAATCGGGTATGAGGTCACCGGCCTGAATGAGTTCATTACGTTTCCTCTTTACAACGAAATGTCTATTCGTAATCTCACAAATACATTTGAGATTGTAGAACTAAAGCCGAGGGGAAAAAACAAGCTGGAGCGCATCAAGGCGCTGAGTCCGTTCTATCGCAGAGGGTTGATTTATCATGCAGCGGGCAGTTGTGACATACTGGAGCGGCAGCTGCTGAGTTATCCCAATGCGCAGTACGATGACGTCACTGATTGTGCCGCGTATGCGATTTCTTTGTTTGATGCGGGCGATCGGTTTGCGCTGCCATCAGCTAGTAGTGAGATTCCTGTGGTCGATGAATATGAGGGAATCTTTGACGAGCCAGCACTGGACAGGGAGGAGTGGGCTACACTATGAGTGGTATTCCTAAGTCTTTCAACTGGTCACCGGCGATACAAAGGCCGCTGAAATCCCCTAAGCGGTATGAGTATCCTTTCGGTTTAGACCTTCGGCCCGGAAGTGAGCTGTCCAAGATGATCTGCACGGAGGTCATGCGAAGCAGCTTGGACTCCCGGCATGTAATGTCTAATCGATATGAACAGTGGAAGATGCTGGATCGTAACCATAGCGCCTTTCTTCCTAAGACTGAGGAAGAGGTGATTCTAAAGGAAAAGAATCCACGCAGGCCGGTAGGTGTGGTGGTGCCTGTGAGTTTTGCTACGCTGGAAACAATGCTCAGTTATATTATGGGAGTGTTTCTGACAGATGAGTTTATTGTACCGTATTATGGAGTTGGCCCGGAGGACGCATACGGCGCTGAGATGATGAGCCATCTGGTCCAACAACAAGCAGAGCGGGCAGGCTATGAGCAGGTTCTTTATGTGCACTGGCGGGACGCACTGCTGTATGGTTTTGGAGTAATGACGCCGCGTTGGACAACAGAAACAAATCCGACCTATGTTATCAGGCCCCAAACAGAGATGGACCACGAAGGCAATACTGTTGTTACGGGCAGGACAAAGGAAGTCGAGAACAAAATTACATGGGAAGGCACAAAGCTTCTTAATATCGATCCTTTTGATTATCTCCCCGATCCTAACGTCCCTGTACATAAGGTAGACGATTATGAGTACGCCGGGTGGATTGAGGTGGATAATCGCCTGAGCTTGCTTAGTAGGGAGGACCAAGACTCAGAGGGTTTGTTTAACTGTCAGTACTTGGAAAAGGTTCGGCGAAAGAGCTCGTTGTTTGCCGCTGATGTGGGGCGTGAGGGCGGAGCGAGAGACGATAGACCAACAGGTGGTGACTATAACAGAGATTCAAATGTAGTTGATGTGGTGTGTCAGTATCGTTGGTTGGTTCCTAAAGAATGGGGGCTGGGAGGATCAGATGTTCCTGAGATTTGGTTCTTCAGGATAGCCGCCGATGAGGTTATTATTCAGGCGGAACCGATGGACACGTTCTATGGTAAGATCCCCATGATTGTGGCCGCGCCGGATACGGATGGTTACAGTGTTGCTCCTACAAGCAGGATGGAGATCATCTACGGGCTGCAAGAGGTCGTTGATTGGTTGTTTGGCAGTCATATTGATAATGTAAGTAAGGCTATCAACGATATGTTGATTGTTGATCCGTTTAAGATCAATGTTAACGATTTGCTTGATCCCGGTCCAGGTAAACTGGTACGAACCCGCAGGGCAGCATGGGGCACTGGCGTACGAGATGCGGTAGAGCAACTCAAGGTCACGGATGTCACTGCCAATCACATGAACAGCGTTCAGTCTGTGATTGAGATTATTCGCAACACCTCTGCGGCGGTGGACAGTGTGCAGGGAATTATGCGAAGCGGGCCAGAAAGGGTGACGGCAGAGGAAAGCCGAAACACCAGGATGAGCGCTTTGGGCCGGCTCCAAAAAATTGCCAGACTCATTCACACACAAAGTCATCGTCGTATGGGCACGATGTTGGCCTCCAACAACATCCAGTATATGAGCCAAGAGCATTACGTTAGGATCTCAGGCGATACGCAATTTAAGCTGATTCAGTTGTATGGCATTGAGGCAGAGGCTTTAGAAGATAGGATTCTTGTTAATCCGTTGGACTTGTGTGCACAGATGGATGTGCGGCCACTGGATCTGAGCAACAAATCACCAGAGATGGTAAACAGCTGGATGCAGCTGTATAGCATGATCCCCAACAATCCAGAGCTCATGCAGACAATGGATTCTACTAGGATCTTTTTGAATATCGCCAAGATGATGGGAGCCAGAAACGCTACAGAGTTTTTGCGTAAGGGTCAGATCAACCCGCATGTTGTATCTGACGCTGAAGCTCAACGAATGCAAGCCGCAGGGGAAGTCAGTCCAATAGGCGGAGAGGAGCCGGTGACACAATGACAGAAGAAACGCGGTCACCTGATAGCGATGTTTTTATTCATCCACAGGCAATGCGTAACTTTCTCAAGGATCCTGTGTGGGAGCAGCTTAAAGCTACGCTGCAATCTAGGCTAGAATCTAGTCAGATGTCCCTCGAGACTGAAAAGGACATGGCAACCGTGCATTATTTGCAGGGAGAAATTAGAGCAGTAAGAGAGTTTTTAGTTCTCCCTGATGTATTGCTGGAGTTTGCGGAACACCAAAAGGAGGCAGATAGGAATGAGTGAAGAAACCCCAGCACACGCTGTGGAATTTGACGAGGGGCTCATTGACCCGTCTATGGCGTTGGCTGAGCCTGGCGAAGCTCAGGCACCTGAGGTGCCTGAGGAAGAGGAGGTTGAGGCCGAGGTTCCAATGGAGCCAGAGGATCCGGAAGAACCTGAGGAGGGCGAAGATGCCGAAGAAGGGCAAGGGGACGAAGAGGAAGTAGAAGAGCCTGCGGTGGCTGAGACTGAAGAAGAGTTTGACCTTCGCAAAGAGCTTGAGAGGCTGGCTGCGGAGAACGCTGCGCTTAAGTCTCAGGTGGATAATAAGAACGACGCGGTCGATCTTAGCATCAAGCCGCAGGAATTCGTTACAGATGAACAGTTTGAGGAGGCACTGCAAGACGCAGGCGCTTTCAACAAGCTGCTCAATCAGGTGTATGAGGGCGCTGTAAAGCGGGGCAAAGAGATTGCCCTGGCTGAGGCTTTGCCCGCGACTCGTCAGGAAATGCAACAAGCTCTTTATATGCAGAGCAAGGCACAAGAGTTTTATATGCAGAACTCTGATCTTATAGGCCATAAGAGCTATGTGGCCAAGATTGCTGAGGCTGTTCAACAGAAGCATCCGGATTGGGGTATTGAGAAGATCTACTCCGAGACGGCGCAACAAGCCAGGAAGGCGCTCAATCTTACGCAGGGAGCTGCGGACAAACCCCCAAAAGCCACCCCAGCGACTCCGAAGCGTACTCCTGGTCATGCACCGCGTAGTGTGCGCAAACCCGCACCTGCAAAGCCCAACGTAAGCGAAACCGAAGCAGATATTCAGGCTGTGCTCAACTTGTAGCGGGCCGTGACTGAATCATGCTATGTTCAAAGTGAACATAGCATGATACACCCCGCCGGTTTTGACGGCCGTGGAGGCAATACATGCCACAGATTCAACAGGCACCATTCAAGCACCTGACGGTGGGTGAAAATCTTGCGGTGCACAACTTCTCTGACGATGCTGTTGATGAGAAGTTTCACCTCAAGAGCTACCAAACGGTGGCAAAGATCAGCTTTGCAGCAGGTGGAGGTGATGCGGAGGTTGTGCTTCCCGCTGCTTCCGAGGCTGCCGGTCGACTCTTTGTGATCCACGTGGGAACGGCTGCCACAGGTGGTGGCGACGACTCCC